GATTAGAGACTAATGGCGCGCAAATCACGAAAACTAGCTGATAAAGTATCAGACCTCTTCTTAAAGGCAAATAGCTCAGATAGGCAAAACTGGGAAGCAAATGCTCAGAAGAGCTATGAGTTCTTCCTAGGAGATCAGCTATCAAAAGACGAGAAAGATGACTTGCAAAGTGGTGGAATGCCTGATTTTATTATCAACAGAATAACTCCTGTCATAGAAATGATGAAGTACTTCACTACCGCTAATACACCAAGATGGCAGGCAGTTGGAGCAGATCAAAGTGATAGCGATGTAGCAGCAGTCCATGCAGATATAGCAGACTACTGCTGGTATAATTCTAACGGTGGCAGTCTATATTCTAGTGTAATTCAAGACGCACTTATAAGAGGTATTGGTTATATGCAGGTGGATGTAGACCCAGACCAAGACCGTGGAATGGGTGAAGTCGTATTTAACACTGTAGACCCATTTGATGTTTATGTAGACCCCACATCGAGAGATTTCTTATTCAGAGATGCTAATTATATTATAGTAAAAAAGGACATACCTAAAGAAGAACTACAGAGAATCTATCCAGATTTTAAAAGAAAGATAAAATCAGCTTCATCTGTAAATGTCAATCTTAGCGGAGGGTTCAGTAGTCGGGATTTTGATGATACTGATCTTACTTTTAGAGAAGAAATAACGGTTGCATACAAACAAGATGGTGAAGAAGATGAGATAATTGACTTATATGAATGTTATTTTAAAGAGAAAGTTCCTTTCGTAAATATATTTGTGAACATGCCGCCCTCGAGAGAAGAAATGGCAGAGATTAGTAAAAGGGTAGAAGAGGAAATAGCAGATTTTGCTAAAGAGATGGAAGTCCAGATAGTAGAAAAAGAATATAACTTAATGGAAGCTGTACAGAAAGGCGAAATAATTGAAGAAAGAGCTAGGCTTGAAATAGAAAGAGCTAAGAGAGATGCTGTAGATCAGATAGAGAACAAAAAGAATGTATTAACTAGCCAGTTAGAAGAACAAAAATCAAGAATAGAAAACAGAGTAGTTACAGAAGGTGAATTTAATATACTGATGGCTGATGAAAATTTGTCATCAACTATAGTCGATTCAGTAAAGTTTTATGAAGATAGAATAAAAATGGTAGTGACAGTTGGTGATAAACTATTGTATGACAGTGCTCTCGCAGTCAAAGAATATCCAATTGTACCATTTGTCTATCAACATACAGGAACTCCTTTTGCACTTGGAGCTGTATCTCCATTAGTAGGTAAGCAGAGAGAGATAAATAAAGCTCATCAAATCATGATCCATAACGCTAATTTAGCATCAAACCTAAGATGGTTCTATGAAGAAGGCTCCATTCCAGAAGATGAATGGGAACAATATTCCTCATCACCGGGAGCTTTACTGAAATACAGACAAGGATTTACCCCTCCCACTCCCGTCCAGCCCCTTCCACTAAACGCAGCTTTTTACAGCATAACTCAAAATGCTAAACAGGACATGGAGTATACTTCTGGAATTTATTCGTCAATGCAAGGCGACACGGGTTCCGGGCCTGATACATACAGAGGTCTACTTGCTATGGATGAGTATGGAACCAGACGCATAAAATCATGGATGCAAAATATAATTGAGCCGTCTCTTGAGCATCTAGGGAAAATCTTTAGAGACTTTGCACAAGATACATATCAAGCTCATAAGGTATTTAGAATAGTACAGCCAAATAATATAAATGAAGAAAAAGTTGTTGAGATAAACGTACCAATCTATAATGACTACGGTGATGCTATAAGGAAATGGAATGATTACGCAACTGCAAGATTTGATATAAGAATTATGGGAGGCTCTACATTGCCTCTTAATAGATGGGCTCTTCTTGAGGAATACTTTAAGTGGTTCCAATCGGGATTAATAGATGATATAGCAATGCTATCAGAAACGGATGTTAGAAATAAAGAATCAATTATCAAGAGAAAGAGTGTTTATATGCAACTCCGAAATCAAGTAGAAGAATTGACAAGTATTGTCACAGATAGGGAAGGCACTATAGAAACACTTGAAAGACAGTTAGTCCAATCAGGTATACAAGATAAAGTAAAAGATGCTGATGTAAAAATTCAAAAAGACTTACTCGAAACAGAGGCTGCACAGAGCATGTTTAGAGAAAAGATGAAAAGCGACACTAACTTAAAGTTAAAAGAACTAGGCTTAGCAGTCTCAGACGCTAAGAAAAAACAAGCAAAGAAATAGTTTTTTTTATTTGTAGTTTGTGTTATAAGTTAAGGAGTAATTATGACTGAAGCTAAAACAGACAACCTTGAGGCAGATATACTTGCCGAAAGCTCTGAAAGCGAAAGTCAAGAAGCTGATAACTTTTTTGAAGCTCTTGACCGCAAGGTAAACGAAGGTATACTGGAGCCTGAAGAGAATACAGCCGATACTAATGCTTACGAACAGAATATGGAGGAAACCTCGGAAACGAGCTCTCAGGAATATTCTGAACAAGAGCATGACTGGGAGAAAAGGTATAAAGACTCAAGCGCAGAGGCAAGACGATTAAATGAAAGAGTCTCTGAATTTGAGCCTTACTTACCTATTCTTGACGCAATGAAGCAAGACCCAAATCTAATTTCTCATGTGAGGAATTATTTTGAAGGAGGAGGTGATCCTCCTCAGAGTATCAAAGAGCAACTTGGATTGGATGAAGATTTTATCTTTGATCCAGACGAGGCTATTGGAAATAGCGGTTCTGATTCTTCAAAGGTGCTTCAATCGGTTATTGACGGAGTAGTGCAACGCAGGCTCAAGGGTTTTGCCCAAGGTCAGCAAAAAGCTGCTCATGTACAAACTCAGGAATCTGATTTTCGACAACGTCATGATATGAGTGAAGAAGAATGGAAAGAGTTCCAAGATTACAGTAAATCAAGGACATTAACTCTTGACGATATTTACTTTTTAAAGAATAGAGATAACCGTGATAGGCAAGTAGCTGATTCTACTCGTAAAGAGATGAAAGATCAGATGCAAAGAGTCAGAACAAAGCCGCAATCCGTAGCCAAATCAGGCCGATCTGGTAAAGTTGAACGATCCGATGAAGATATAATCTTTGATTCGATATTGGGTGTTGACAAGGAACTAGAATCGGCATTTGGTTAAAAATTATGAGACCATATGCCTTAATTGAAAAATAAGGAGAAGGAAAAATGGCAGATGTATTTAGCCTCGAAAGTGGCTTAACTGAAACCTCATCGCCTTCTGGTCTTAGTCCAGCGTCATCCACCATTTCAACTGGTGATCTTCGTAGAAAATACAACTTTGGAGACAGGGTATCGGAACTAGCAATAGCTCAAGACCCTTTTTTCCGTTTTGTATCTCAAATAGCGAAGAAACCTACGGATGACCCTGAATTTAAGTTCACAGAAAGACGACCTTCGTTTCACAAAAGGTACGCCTATGTGACCGGATGGAGCGCTGCAACTTTTGCTGGCGACGCTGGCACAACGAATAACGCAGAAGTTACTTCTACGATCATAGACGGAGCTGGTGATATCCTTTACGTACAGATGGAGACTGATTATAAGTCTGCTGGCAACGTAACGAATATCTATGGTTCGACTGGCAATGCCTTTAAAGTAGGAGCTTCTGGCACGATGCCGGAGTTCTTCATGGAAGACCAACTCATCAAGATACCTTTCCAGAATACTAATGCTGGAGCATCCACAGCTGCTACTGCTTTTCTGGTAGATGATTATCTTGTTGCAAAAGTTACTTCTGTAACAAAAGCTCCAAGCGTGGAAGCTGTTGTACTTAAACTAGAAGTTGTAAGACCTCTTGCAAGTTCAGGTGACGGTACAGAGCTATCTGGATGGGGAGCTGGAGGAACAGCTGACCAAGGTCTTGGAGGAGCAGGTACAACCGCAGCCGAAACTGCTAACTTTACGCAAGTACAGTTAGAATCAGCTCGTTGCTATGTAGTTGGTACTGCACACGGACAGGGTACTGGTTATCCTGAAACATGGAAGGATCAACCTTTCTCAACCAGCTATGGTCGTACTCAAATTTGGAAGACTGCAATGGCAATGGATAACACTACTCGTGCTACCGTGCTGAGGTATGAAGCCAATGAGTTTGGACGCATTTGGCGTGAGAAGTTGATCGAACATAAATGGGACATTGAACAAAGTCTGTTGTTTGGCGCACAGTACAAATCATCTGATGGTTCTTGGCAAACTCAAGGGGCAGTAGATTACGCACTTAGTTATTCTAATGTGTTTAGTCTGACTCTGAGTTCTAAGACTCAGGATGATTTCTTGGATGATCTAAGTAATTATCTTGATCCTCGGTACAACAACGCTAAAGCGACATTGTTCTTTGTAGATACTCCTACATACAATTGGCTTCACAAGCTTAGTGGATATTTCCAGAATAATCTTGAAATTTCACCAAACTTCAGAGCTGATATGTCTCTTACAGCAAAAAAGAAGGTATTTGGCATTGACATGAGTGTTATTTCTACACCTTATGGTGATATGAATGTAGCTCGCAATGTTCACCTTGATGGATCGGAAGTAAAGATTATTGGTATCAACATGAAGCACTGTAAATACAGACCTCTTGTTGGTAACGGTTTAAATCGTGATACTGCCATCTATGTAGGTGTCCAAACCTTAGAGAACAGTGGCGTTGACCGCAGGGTTGACTTAATCCAAACAGAAGCTGGGATGGAATGGCAGATGCCTGAATCTCATGCAGTCTGGAAATAGAGGAGGTAAGTAATGTCTAATCCTTTATACGGACAAAATCAAGCTGATAGCGCTTTAGATCACTGGGTTAAAACATTGAATGCTAAAAAGAAAGCTGACAGTCCAGATCAATTGCAATTTCAAGTATTTGAAACTGCTGTTCCTGCTGAAGGTACTACTGATGTAACATTTACTGATACAATTGATGTAGTAGAAGTATGGGGTGGTTATTGTGAGATATCTGGTGCTAATGCTGACTTTGAAATGGACGTAGGCTATAGTGGAGCTACTAACAACTTCATTGATGATGTTGGAGCTGGTAAGAATGGTTTATATGCAATTGATGCAGATTATTTAGACAATGCTGAAGATGTTATTTTAACTATAACTAGTAATTCTTCTACTTCGATAATTACAGTTAAGATAGCTATTTTGACTATTAAACCAGTGACATCATAAAGGAGGTGACTCATGGCTAAATATTGGGTCGCTAACAATCCTAATAGTGAGATTACAAATGCTAAGGCACAGACGTTAAAAACTATTTCAGCTACTACTGCTACCGCAGAAGAGTTGAATTTAGTTGACAACCAAGTCGCTTCAGCTACATTCAGTATTGCCGCAGAGGCAGGCGAAGCTATAGTAGTTAGTATTCAACTACAGGATGCTGCTGGTTCAGATATGGCAACGGCATCATGTGTGTTTGCGTATTTATCTGCAGATTCAGCAGGTCAAACCGCTGCTAGCTCGTCTGGTTTAACAATAACATCTGGAACAGATGGATTAACTCAAGTATTAGTTGATTCAAATACACAGAATAATTTATTGTTAACTAGCGAAGCTGATGGAGATATTGATGTAACTATCACAGATGCCTCTACTGGCACTACAACTAATTATTTAAATGTTATAATGCCCAATGGTAGTATATCTACTAGTGGTGCAATTACATTTGCTTAATCTGAAGTAGCATACAAAGATGAGTATATGGGAGGCGTTAAGCCTCCCTATACTTTAAAAGTATGAGTGAGATAACCAAATTGTATCAAACGGGATAAAATATGGGCGATGTAGCTGATTGCGCAGCAATAGAACTTGATATAGAAAATATAACTGGAGTGTCAGATGCTAATGATGATTTCATAAGGTCTGCTCAGAAATTTGTAGTTTCATCAATACCAAGCAATTTATTATTATTTGCTTCAAAGCAGTCCTCTACTTATACTGGTGGAGGGGGTGTGGCTGCAAATATTGATGGAATAGTAGAAGTTCAAAGGAATGGATATAGTTGTAAACAAATATCTATTCAAGAATCAAAATGGGCATCAGATTCTACAAGTTTAAAATATGCTACATCAAAACATCCAGTTTGGTGGTTTGATTCAAATGTTGTAAAAATACTTCCAGAGCCTTCGGGATCAGATGATGGATATTATTATTATATAGATTATACTGAAATAAATGATGATTCTGATTTAAGGAATGCAGTCGTTTATAGGGCTTGTTCAAATGAATTTTCAAAACTAGCTACAGATGGAGTCCCAAGTTGGACTTCTCCTTCTCTTCCGGTACCTCCTTCTACAGCTGATTTTGGAAGTGATTTAAATATTAGTTCTTCACCTCCTGTGTCGCCAACGATCACAGCTTCTACAGTAGATACAAGTGGGTGGACTACCCCTTCTTATACAAAACCAGTTTTATCAATAACTTCTAATCCAAGTATAACAGATTTAGATATTAGTTCGTCTTTGCCAGTATCTCCTGCATCCCCTAGTTTTACATACACAGATGCTAGTGCTACTGATGTGGTAAAGCCAATTATTAGTATATCTGATATGGCATCTTTGACGGCAAGCGCTCCCAGTTATTCTAAACCTGTACATACATTAACATCATTTCCATCTATTACATGGTCATTCCCTGCTTCTCCTGTTCCACCAAGCATATCAGTCCAAACAGTAGATGATTATACAACAGAAGCTCCTAGTTATACACAACCAGTGCTTTCATTAGAGGCTAAGCCTACTGTTTCTTCTCTATCAATATCTGCAGTACCGCCTGATGTTCCATCATTGAGTGCGATAACATTTGCATCTATTGACGGTGAAGTAAATGCTACGATAGTACCGGTGGCAGCTGGAGGAACTTTAGGAAGTAGTACATCCCCTACATTTACAGCCCCTACCGTGGGAGGAGTGACGGAAGAATTGACAGCTGCTTTAACTGCTTTGACAGGTGATGCTTTAGCTACTGATGCAGATTTCTTAGATGTTAGTAAATGGTTTACAGCTGTAGGAGAAATGATTGAAGATGAAGAAGATTTAGAGTTAGCATCAGCTCAATTACAAAAGATTTCTACTTATATAAATGCATACCAAGCTCAGGTGCAGAGCAACTTGCATGAGTTTAATGAAGCTAATGTAAAATTTCAGGCTTCAGTACAAGAATCTCTTGCTGAATTTCAATCTGCAAATCAAATAGCAATAGGTAATGCAGAGAGGTCTCAGGGAAGACAATTTCAAAACTCTGTAAATGATATGAAAGTGATATTTGACGGCAATGCTCAATCAATATCTAAATATCAAGCTGAACTACAGCAGTACCAAGCTGAAGTAAATTCAGAAGTACAGGAGTTTTCACAAAATTTAGGTAAAGAACTACAACTGTGGCAGACTAATCGGCAGACAGAAACACAGAAGTATTCACATGATATACAGAATGCTCTTAATACATTTAATAAAGAAAACACTATTTATCAAGCTACACTGCAAGAGAAGATACAGGAAGCTCAGTTAAAAGATTCTAATGAATCTAAGAAACTGCAAAAGTATCAAAATGAGATTAAAGATTATGAAACTGAAGTAAACAAAGTTGTCTCTGGCAATCAAGCTCAAATAGCTGAGTGGCAACAAAGAAATGCTACATCTTTACAACAGTATAGTATAGAACTTCAAAATGAGCTTAATTCTTTTAATAAAGAAAATGTAGAGTATCAGCAAGATATACAAAGGAAACTGGAGAATCTTAAAAAAGATACACAAGAAGCAGTACAAAATGCTCAGAATGAAATAGCTGTCTCCAGTGCTAACTTAAATAAAGATGTACAAATTAATTTACAGAATGCTGTACAGGACTTTCAGCAAGATGTCCAAGAATATTCAGCTAAAATGCAAAAGTATAGTAGTGAGGTGCAGTCTTACCAGCAAGATGTAAATAAGCAAGTACAAGAGTATACAATTAATGAAATACAGAAAGAGTTAGCTATCTGGAATACCAATATCCAGAGTGACTTGCAATCTTATACATCTAACATACAAAATGAACTGAATGAGTTTAATAAAGAATTGCAGATTTATCAGGCTGAAGTGCAAGCTTCTATACAAGATGCACAATTAGAAAGTGCTGAAGAAGCTCAAAAGATACAGAAGTACAGTGCTGAGTTAAATCAGTATCAGCAAGATATGAATAAAGAAATACAAGATTTTGTGAACACACTTAATAAAGAGACACAAGAATATCAGAGTAAAATAGCTTTATATGGTGCAGAATTGCAGAAATATCAATCAGAAATAACTGATAAAACACAAGAAGGTACTTTTAAAACTCAGAATGTACAGTATTATGAGAAGCAGGCTGATAAGTATTATACTTGGGCTCAGACTGAAATAACGCAGTATATTCAGAATAATTCAAAAATGATTAATCAAACAATAGCTGCTCAGGCTCAAGCACAGCAGCAACAACAATATAGGAGTTAAATATGGCAGACCATTTAAGATATGCAATATCTGTTGATGCTATAAATGAAGGCGCTGGTGAGTTTAATACTTCATACAGATATTTTGATGCGGTAAAAGGTTCATTAGGAAGTAGCGTTACGGCAGCAACAAATGCTACAGGAGGTATTGAGATAGCAGGCACTGTAACCAATTTTGATGCAGGTACACCAACGTATACATCATTAGCAGCTGACGGAACAAAGCAGGTTGTAGGAGCTGAAAATACTGTTTATGACGGAATATTCATAAAACATACAGGGTTTACTGATACTGATTTAGATACTCGAACTTATGAATATATAGCAGTATTTACAGAATACTCTGCAGGAAGTTATAAGTTATTATTTTCATTACCCTCTGGTGGAGCTGTATTTTTACCAAATGCGGCAGACCCAGGGACAAGTATGGGATGGTATGTAGCAGCCTCTAATAATGTTACTGGAGGGACTAGCGCAACTGGTACTATATTATCTCAATTAGTAACTATAACTTAAATGACAGTACTGGAAATAATGGAAAGGTCTGGAATGACCGAAACCACTCTTGCTATTGCATGGATAAAAGACGCTGTCAATTTAATTCAGTCTAATACTAAAGAGAATACAAAGATACAAAAGTCTAATATTATAGATGGTATACGCAAGTATCCTCTACCTGCTGATATGATTAGCATAAAGACTATATCAGTAAAAGATACAACTGACAGTAAATATAAAAATATTAAGCGATTAGTCCATAACCCGATTGTTGCTGAAGATACTGACCCAGAATAATGAGTTACGAAACAGATAGAACTTGGCTTTATAAACTTGAAGGCCGGTATATCCATCTATGGCAGTATGTACAAACATCCGGTATGGATACTCTGAGAAATTATAAAATAAACTTACCTGCTGAGCAATATGGTAATCAGCTTATATACCCTAATGAAGATATAACGAATGGCTTAAGAGTAGAATACACTGCAGTAATAGAGC